GTATCACCTTCGCTAATCAGCCCGCCGCGACCTCTAGTGTCAGCAGTGTTGCCGTTGTGCTGACAGCAAGGTGCGTTAAAGCTAGTCCACCCACTGGGAGTAGTCTTGCGCTTCGAAGGCAAATGTGCTGTAATTGTGTCAGATACAATACTCATGTTATTATTATAACATCAGTGTAAGATTTGTCAACTAGTTTCTAACTAATACCTTAGTAATTTTGTCTGCTGGGTTTGCATCAGCTTTAAAGCGCAAGTGACTAAACACGCCATTAAAGTTTACAGGCTTTGGTTCTGTTTCTGTACCTACAAACGTTAGTGTAGCAACGTCAGCCCATTGTGTGCTTTCTGTAACTTGATTATCCAAAGTAGCTTGCACTACTATATCGCCGCTGTATGAGCTTGTGTACACTGCTGCGGTGTGTAGAGCTTCGTTGCCATTAATAGCAGGTTGTGCATCTACAGTTTCGCTATACCATGTTTCAACACTAGGAGACTCTTGTTCAAACTGTGTTACTGAGTACGACGACTGTGGTCCAGGAAATGTTCTTGCATTTACATAGATAACAGCATCATTGTCAAAGTTAGTGTGTGAGTAAGTAAGGACTTTATCGCCATCTGTTTCTACTAGGTAGATATTATAGCTTAGATACTGTTGTTTAAGATTTAGTAACTCATTTTCTGTCACTGTAACTTTAAACTTGCCTCTAGTTATAGTTGAACCATCATCTAATATAGTAGCATCCTTTTCTAATACCATTTGATTAGTTTCATCAAACGCTACAAACTTAGGCGTGTACGATGTGATATCTACAGGTTTTTGATCTGCATTTAATAATCTAAACTCTAAGACATTATCTATGCCTTTATATACTTGAAGCTGTTTACTATACACTGGTCTGTACTCCGTAATGAATCCCGCCATATCTGCTATGACTGTGGTTGTGTTGTTGCATAAATATCTAGGTAACAATTGCATACTAATATTTATCGGAAACACATGCTAACAAAAAACATACAAGAAAATTTTCCATTCCTCAGCGTAGTAACATACGGTGGTCAAGAATATATCGGTGTCATAATTAATCAAGATGCAACTGTTACAAGTATGTATGTTTATACTGATATAAAATCAGAACTTGAACAACGTAAATTTTTAGATCTAGGAGAAATATGGTGGTGGGAATCAAACAGAATGATTCCTATTAACATATTCTTGCGCGGAGAAATTGAACCTTTTAGATATGCAATAATGACAATGAATAGCAAAGATGTAAAAGTGTCAATAGGTCCTTGCGTTAATTTAAACAATTTAACTGTTAAACGTATCAAACGTAAAAGTGTTCAATTAGTACGTCGTCCTAAGTAGTCAATTGCTCACATAACAAATTCATATGTACTACACACGCCATTGCGTAACTTACAGCGTGTGCTTTCTTAAAGTAGTAACTATTGTCCGTTGGCTTCGTCCACACTTCTTGTAAAATCAAATTCCAATTGCTGTTCGCTAGGTGCCTCTTGGCTGGGCGGATGATTGCTAGTGTCGCTGCTAACTCTAACACCGAGCTGGGCTTCAATACTTTTAATAGACTGCTGTGCCCGTTTAGATGAAAGACTTTTTCGCTGAAGTCCTCGTGCTCCAATAGTTCCCATAGTGGTTCTCTTTCCATTAGTTCTGTTAAGTGATCATTATCCCTAACGTCTTTATATATGCTTACGTTAAGGAAGTCTAGTTTAAAGTAGCCACGTTCTTCTGCTGCCTTATGTTCAACTGTGGCCAAGTTGTCAATAGGGTTGTGTGGAATCTCAGTTGCGTAGACTCCGGTATTATGCTTCTTACCTGTGTTTAACTTTGCTATACGATGTTCAATCTGAGATAAAATAATATCTCTGTCTGCAAAGTCTATGTCAATATCAGGCATGGTTTAGTCCTCTTATTTGTTTTCTATACCAATTAATTTTATAACATAATATGATAGATCAAATTTTCCTAAATTAGTTCTTCTTGGTTCGTTATGGTGTGTTTGATGATAGTTACTGCCCCAAAACCATATCGGTAAAGGAAGATCTCTAGGATTTTTATATTCTAAATGAGAGAACACGTTAATGACTCCTAATGATATCCAAGCAAAGACTGATGGTATTCCAATAATGTATAATGCAAAGACCGGATCTATTATAAACCAAAATAAATTATATAAAACATAAAACAGATAATAATTATTATTGAAAATTAAAAATCTTTTACCATAATCATCTAAGTCTGACATGTTCGGAAGTTGCTTGTCGTTTGGTTTTACTTTCGATCCAAACGCACTCAAGAATACTTTAAGATGTCCGATCGAATAAGGACTTTGAGGGTCCAATGTTTCATCTGTATATGAGTGATGTATTCTATGTCCATATGCCCAGTCCCACGGGCGGCCAATTCCACTAGATAGTAATAACCCATAGGCAAGAATTTCTACAAATTTATTTTTATATCTGTACTGATTATGTGCATACTTTCTATGCATAATAGCTTCTAAACTAACGCCTTGCATTATCCAACCTAAAACTAAAGCGATTGATAAAAAATAAAAATCAAAAAAGAAAACTACTGCTGTTATAGAAAGTATAGCAACATACACCTGAATAATTGCTGTTAAATGTTTATTATGTTTATTTTTCATTTATACTTCTTTTCTCATTTTAGCTCAAGTTTAGCAACACGATGTTTCAGCTGTGCAAGCACACTCGATCTATCTGTAAAGTCTATGTCAATATCAGGTATTTAGTTTCCTTGCTTTCTTAGTTGCCATATTCCATTTAAGTTTGCTTGCACGATCTTTGAATGTAATGCCTAACAAATGATCCAGTTCGTGCAAGTAACACTTAGCACTATAACCTTCAATCTTTACAGTTTGTTTTTCTAAATTTTCATTATACCATTCTGCAAGTATTTCTTTAGGACGTTTGATCTTAACAAACACATTTGGAAAACTTAGACATCCTTCGATGTCGTCTTGTGTATCCGATGTATATTGCAGTACAGTAGGATTAATACACATTGTACTATTCTCTACACTGTCACCCATTACAAATACTTTAGCATCAAGTCCGATTTGATTTGCACTTAGACCGATGCCGTTGTTCGCAATCATAAAATCGACCATTTCTTTTTTGAGTTCAACTGGATCAAATCCTGGATTTTCTAAATCAACATCTTTAACTTCGCGTTCTAAAAATTCGTTTGGATATTTAATTAAGTTCATAGTTTACTTTCCTTTACTACATCTTTTACAAGTTGTACGTCTGATGTTTGTCGTTTAAATCTAATACCCCAGTGTTGAGGATCTACAATATGATAGATCATACTCAACTGTTCATCATTAAATTTACTTAGCATGTCCTTGCCGCTCTTACAATTAAGCATGAGCCACGGTGAAATCTTTCCGTCCCTGATATGCCATACTGCTCTATTAGGCGATGCATATAAGAAGTAATGATTCCAAACACTATTGTTTTCAGCAGCCCACTCTACCATAGTTTCAATACTACGTTCTAATGCAGTTTCTACACCTTCTTTTTTAATTAGTTCAATAGCATATGTTTCATACATTTCTTCCCTGCACCAATGATCAAGTTTAACTCCCGATGTTACAACGTAGTTAATATACTTCTCAGGATACAACGGTTTTACATTAGATACAAAGCTACCAAACTTTACAAACGCATTGTAGTAACTGCTTTTGCAAAACTCTTCATAGGTTTTATCTTTCTTTGCGCCTGCACTAAGTTTATAGAATTGATTAAATGCATAAAATCCTAAGCGTACTCTGCGTTCATCCTTTTGCAATGCTCTGCGTTTCTTTTCACATAGGTGCGCCATGAGAGTTGATTCTCTTACATAACTACTTCCGCAGTACTCGCACTTATATGGCTTAGAGCTTAATGTCAATTTCGTGCTCTTCTGCAAGTTGTTTAAGTTCTTTTTTTGTAGATATTCTAGCAAGTGTTTCAACCTCGTCTGTCTTTAGGTGTGGATATATTTTTTCTAGCAGTTGCATTGCCTTGCCTGTACTGCCGTCACGTTTCTTAAAACCAATCCAAGGATGAAATTCATTCTTACCTGTGTTACCGCACATGCACAACAACTGCCACATTAGTTTTTGATGTCCGCGATCTTTGCCAACACCAATATCATTAAAATGTTTATTGTAGTACTCGTTAGTTTTAAACACAGCAAGTTCTTGCTTTTCTCGACTACCTTGTACGCCACTAACATATCTATTCAACAACCAAAAGCTAATTTGCTTCTTGTGATCATCTTCCAAGTGATTCCAAATCTCACTTTCGCCATTGTCAATCCAACTGAGGATTTCTTTTATTGCAAGTTTTTCTGCTGCCATGTTTCAACATCCTCCGGGGTATTAATCTCTACTCCATTAAAGTATACACTATCACAACCAATTTGCCAACCGTTTTTTAGCCAGCGTAGTTGTTCAAGTTTCTCTATACGTTCTTCTGCTTCTACAAGCAGGTGTGGGTATGCTTGCAGTGCTTGTTTGTGATAGCCATAGACACCCAAGTGCCATTCGCCATACCCTGTCATGCCTCTGCCAAACCACAGTGCTTGATCACCTGCTCGCACCATCTTAACACTGTTAGGATCGTTTTGCATTTTGCTTGGCATTGCTGTGTACACTGTGCTTACTTGATATTGAGATAAACTAGCAATACACTTTTCAATTAGTTCTGCTGTAACATCAGGCATGTCACCTTGTACATTAATAAATTGATCGTAGTCGTCAAGTGTGCGCATAGCAACTGCGCCAGCGCATCGTTCTGTACCGTTTTCGTAATCTTCTACATCAATAATAACTTGATGCGGTTCAAATCTGTAAGCAATGCGTACATCGTCTGTGAGCACATATGTGTCAAACCCTGTTTTGCGGCAGCGTTCAAACACTCTGCGTATCATTGGAATATTATTTAGTGCAATCAATGGCTTACCCGGAAAGCGTGTGCTACCGTATCTAGCGGGTATAAGAATAGCGGTGGATTTCATCTACTGTCCTTTCAAAATCTTCTAAACGCAACATGTTCGGGCCGTCACTAGGTGCTACATCAGGATTAGGATGGACTTCCAAGAAAAAAGATTGGATGCCAAGAGCGCTCCCAGCACGAGCCAACCCAGGGACGTAATCACGGTTACCATCTGAACTAGACCCAAGTCCTCCGGGCTTTTGGACAGAGTGCGTAACATCAAAAACAATATCATGTTCATAAGTGTCAAGCATATACATAAGACCAGTATAGTCAACGACAAGATTGTTATATCCAAAACTAGTACCCCTTTCTGTAATCCAAACTTCTTTAGCGTCGGTACACTTACTTAGTATACCTGTCATATCCCAAGGTGCTAAGAACTGTCCTTTTTTAATATTAACAATCTTATCAGTAGCACACGCTGCTTGTATTAAGTCAGTTTGTCTACATAGAAATGCAGGAATCTGATAGACATCAACTGCATCTTTGAATTCTCTTTCGATGCGATTTATTTGTACACAGTCGTGTACATCGGTTAGTGTTTTAACACCGAGCGTCACTTTGAGTGCAAGGAAGTCTGTGAGCGTAGCTTCTAGGCCCATGCCACGTACACCTTGCATACTTGAGCGATTGGCTTTATCGTAACTAGCTTTAAAGTAATACTCAATGTTATACTTGTCGCATACACGCTTACACTCTTTGGCAATCTCTGCACTCTGTGCTAACGATTCGTGTTGGCAAGGTCCTGCTATAATTCTCATTTGTCGTCCTTAATAATATAATAGAGGTCTAGTAGTTTTTTCATTTGTGTTTGAAGAGTGTAATTAGTTTCGGTTAGTCTACACAACTCTTGCCATTCACTCCAACTAAATAGATCTCCAGTTGCTCTACTTACAGCATCTGGATCACCGCCTACTATCCATCTTTCCAACTCATTGTGTGGAGGATCTCTATAGCGGGCATACACAACACCGTTTTGCCGCTCATAGATTAGCGCCTGGTCTGGAATCATCTTAGTCATCCAACTGTTCTCGCATACGTCTTCGTGTTAACACAAATTTATTATACATATAAGGAACATAATCTTTATAATAATTTTTACTTGCAAATACTTTACTAGCGTTATCTAGTTTGCTAAGTCTTTGTAGTAAAACAATTGTGTATAATTCTTCGTATAAATTTAATGCCCATAGGTCTATATTTTTATTATTACACAATCCATTAAAACTATCACAGCCACCGCTCATTTGCATATTCGTTATTATTTCACTATTAGTTTCCATAGCAATCATAACTACATCGTTCGAATCATCAAATTTATCTGCTTCGGCATAAACTGTTGACCAAAACTCATAAGAATTAGAACAAGATAATAACACTGTTTTTATTTTATTTCTGTCAAATGCAGATTTTGCATATGGGCATTTATTAGTTTGGCCTAAATTAAAAGTCCAATTCTTTACAAAGTTATTAAATTTTTCACTTAGCAATAAATCGCCCATACTATTTGTTTAACAATTCCGCTTTGCGCTTCTCGATAGCTGCAAGGCGTTGAGCTTCTGCTTCGATGTCAGCAGAATCTTTTTCTGCTTTTGCTGTTCCGTCTCGACCCATAACTACCAAAATGATTGCTGTGATCAACGGTGAAATTAGTAGTGCAACCACAAACCAAAGCCATCCATTACGTCCCCAGTTGTTAGCCCAATAGCCTACTAGTGCTGAAAATACTACTGCGATTAAAATAATATCCAATTTACTTCTTTCCTTTTACTTCGGTGCCGCTAGTACGACGAACAATGTCATCGTGATTAAATTCAGCCCAGTACAGTTCAAAAGCAACACCGTCTTCTAGTCCTTCGAACTGATGAATCTTACCGGGCTTGACTTGTGTAAAGTCGCCAGCTTCAAGAATAGTTTCGTCAACTAGTCCTTGATCATCTTGCCATACACGCACAAGCATTTTGCCTGACTCAACAAAGAAGCCATTCCATTTAAACTGATGTTCATGTTCTGAACATTTGTAGCCTTCTTTGAATTCAATACGGTGAAACTCTAGTACACCGTTTGCATGGATCAACTCTGTGTTGCCCCAAATTTTACCTGCTTTAATTCCCATGTTGATTCCTTTACATTAACAAACTATATTCTATTACTTCACATTGACGACTGATGTCTTTTACAAAGAATGCACACAACGGATTTTTGCCTTCTGTAATTGGTACGCTTAGTAGTTGTCCGTTCTTCATTTTAGGAAAGTACCATTTTACATCTGTATAAAAATTAGTGATTTTTATTTCAGCAAAGTCTGTTTTAAAACTAGTTAGTGGATTAAACAAAAATGCTTCAAAACCTCTATCGTTAATACTAGTTAAAGGAAGTACTTCTAAATCGTTACCGCTTTCTGAACAACCTACAGCAATGTTCCAATCTACAGGCATAGTTACTTCTTTGCCGCCAATGTCTAATACCATTGCAGGCGCACTAAAACTTTCTAAGAAAATTAAAGGAACAAAGAAAAAGTCAGGATTTTTAGGATCACTATTATCTAGTACACTAAAACGTACATCGTCTTCTATAGTTTCTGGTAAATTATCTAGGTTAAAACACTCGTTATCTAAAGTTAATATTCTCATTTAATTCCAATCCACTTTTTCAATAGTAAAGGGATACTCTGCTTCTTTGTAAAATTTCTTACGCTGAGTTAGATGTCGCTTCGCAAACTTACAAGTACTTGTAAGATCCCATATTTGTACGAAGTCTTTATCTTTTGCCTTTCTTACGCCTCTACCAATACTTTGTATAACACGCACGAAAGACTTACCAGGCTCAAGAAGAACAAGATTAAAAATACGTGGAATGTTAAGCCCGACGGCGGCGACTCCATACGTTGCGATAATGACTTCATTAGTTCCTTCGCGGATTGTGTCATATGTTTCCTTTCTGTCTTTAACCTTAACACTTCCGCTAATGAACGTGCTGTTGGGTATAAGTGTTTGTAGTGTTTCGCCTGCACTAATTCTATCTACAAGAATTAGAGTATTGCCTGATTGTGATACTGTGTTCATCATCTTACCAATGTATTCCAAACGTGCTGTATCTGATGTTAGATATTTTAGTTCGCTTTGATAATCTCTATGTGCAACAGTGTCGATTAGTTGTACTACGTTAACGTGACAAGTTGACAACACACCTTTGTCTTGAAGTTCCTTTGCTGTAATTGACCCGACCACAGGACCTAAACTTGCATGAATACTTTCAAACTCAAACTTCTCTCTTGGTACTGTGCCAGTTAGTCCCCAGCGAATAGGAGCATTGCGTAGGTTGCGAGTAAGCAAGTTCTTAAGAACTTCTGCTTTCGCCATGTGTACTTCGTCAACAATAACAGTGCTTACACCTTCTAAGAACTCAGCCAGTGATAACACTGCGCTTCCGTCTTTGTGCTTCTTGTCCAAAATATTTAAGGATTGCCAAGTACATATAGTGTGAGTCTTACCTAGTTGCTTTCTATCTCCAAAGTACACCCCTACGTCTAATCCACAGTTAATATAGTCTTCTTCAGTTTGTTCTACTAGGCTCTTGTTAGGAACAATAACTAGACTACGCCCGTAAGGTTCACTGATATGTGATAACGTAGCTGTTGTAATTGTCTTGCCTGCGCCTGTAGCAATCTGCTGTAGACTCTGTGGATTAGCAATAAAGTTGTTGATTGCCTCAACCTGATAATCTCGAAGAATAATATCTTCGCCTTCTGCCGGATGACCTTTAGGCCATACAACGCCTTGGTCTGCCCAATAGCGTTCTGTAACTGGTTGAAAGTTTAAAGTAATAGGATGGCGTCTGTCTTCAATGTCTACAATTTCAACATTGTTCTTTGCCAGCACTTCGCTGACAACATCAAGGTGATTAACGTAGCCTGAGCCACCAATACCAAAGAAAGCGACTTTGCCATCCCACCTACCTAGTTTATACTGTGGCATGTGCTTTGCATACGGCACTTCAAACTTAAGAGCATTTGCGAGCTTTCGGCGCACATCAACATCAAGACCTTCTAGTTTAATGTTTACTTCATCTTCGATTATTAATTTACAACTAGCCATAGTATCTTGAATGTCTCCTCATAGGACTCAAATGTTCTTCTCTATATACAATTAAGTCACAGTTAAATGAAACATAATCATTCACATGACGGTCCATTGAACTTGTAAAACTAAATGCTGCACTAGGCTTCCATTCATTATTTACAAGCAACTTAGGTAACTTATCCTTACTAATATACACTACTTTTGTCAACTTGTCAACCCAATTGTTTAATTTTCTGTCCTTAATCAATTGGTTAAAGCCTGCGTCTTTGTCTACTAAACGAAACAACACACTCTGTTCTTCTGAGTTTAAAATGTCTCTAAAATGGTTTGCAAATTCATGTAATTCATTTTCTGGCTCGTTGTCTAGTATTACTAACAACGGAAATCTATTTAATTTCCATAGTGCGTCTAAAATGTTATGTAATGAGTGCATAGACGGCTTGCTTTGAAAGGTTTTACCTGTCCGGCATACAATTTGATTTACAAGTTTTGATTCATCAGTTGGTAATTCGACATGATCAAAACCGTATCTAAATCTACGATCAATAAACTGCGTCATAGTTTCTGAAGTTAGATCTCCTAGTTCATCTTTTATAATAGGCTGTAGAGTAGGATGAATATTAATTAATTCCATATTAGAAATTCCACTTATGTAGTCTTGCGGAGAACTGTGTATAGATTTAATTTCTTTATATAGATCAATAACTTCTTCGTCGATATCAAATTCTTTATTGTTGAATCTGTCTAACAAATTTAATATATTGATTTCGTTACATGCAAAATAATGAGTGTGTGATCCTTTTTCATGACGATAATTATCTTGTGCAGTGTTTGCAACTTCTTGCACTAACATTATTTCAGTTTTTCTAAAAGGAAATCTTATTTTAATTTCATTGTCTGCAAGTTTGATATATTTACTGCGATCAATATGACGCAACGGTTGACGCAATTGATTAACTGCGTAATCAAAGTCCCAATCTAAATTGACAAACTGATCGCGATATGATTGTAATTTTTCATACATAAGTGCTGACTGTCTATCAGTTAGAGCAACGCCTCGAAAGGTTTGTCTAGCAATACTAGTCATAATAGTATGATCAGTTTTTTCAATAGTAAACTCGACAGGAGACTCACGCAGTCCTGCAAGATGTTCTAAACAATCTTCTAAATTTATAATCATACATACAGTATAACTTAAATTAGCTTAGGTGTCAAGTTCTTTAATGGCAATCCTGCTGCAATTTCTTCTATAGTATATTCAGTGTGAGCGTAATCGTTAAGCCATTGTGTTCTATCCGGCATTAGAGGCTGTTCTATAGTATGTAAGAAATCAATGTCATTGCCTGCAGGGTAAGCAAGACTGTGGGTACTAACAAACGCAGGCACACCCTCGATGATACTATGTATGCCTGGGTTGCTCGAATAGCTGATAGTAGCCCAAACATTATCAAAACCCATATCGAAATCATCATAAGTGTTAGTAACATGTCGAGGTTCTTGTCTGTATACGTTTTTAAGTCCACGCTCAATGTGTTCAAGTCTACAGCGTGGATGTGGTCTAAATATTATTGGGCGGTCTGTGTGTTTGCGTATTTCGTCGTAAGTATTTAAAAACCAGTTGCTCATGCGAGGCATAGTTTGCCACTGCAAACTTTTGTCGTGCTGTCCTGCTATTAGTATATACTCGCCGTCTGTGCGCCAGGGCTTTACCTCCAAGTTAAGTAAAGTAGCCCTATCATTGCTATTGCCCATATCGCCAAAGTAAGCATCTCTGTTAATACCATTTAATCCAACCTTCCAAGTTGTTCCTCTTTTTATTCCACCGACTTCAAGTACTATAACTGGTTTGGTTTGATTCCAGATAGCTTCGTTTCTAGCCATTCTGCCATTCCAAAGAACACTCCAAATAACATTAACATCAGCGTTAATATCATTATAAAGAACATCATGCCCAGCAGCCACAAGACTGTGATCAAAAGCATCGAAAACTGGTCTACTATTAAGCGCACCATTGTGTGTCCATAAACTAAATCTCATTTATCGCCTAATAAACATTAAGCCGTATTTTCTCATAAAAGCTTTGCCCATAGTTGTTGAAGTTCTAATCATATCAGTTCCCTTTTGGTCATAGTCAAAACCGTATTGATTAAATATTTCTATCCAGTATTCTTTTGTATTACAGTTAACATGATGATGACCTTTTTTACCAGGAGGTGCATGTGTACAAATTACATATTTTGCTGCTTGAAAAGCTGGCATATAGTTTGGTATAAATTCTTCGTACACATGTTCTAAAAATTCTACGCTCCAAGCAAGATCAAATTCTTCATCAATTGAAAACTTGCCTTTACTAAAATCAAATTGTATTTGCAAATCATCTTTTAAACATCTAGGGTCGCCTTCAATTCCAATAGCACGTAGACCTCTTTTTCTTGCAGCTTCGACCTGACATGCTTGTCCACAGCCGATATCGATCATGCTTGTTATATTGAAAGTTTCAATTACTTTATCTAAACTGCCTTCATCAACCCAGCAGCGTCCTTCGCCGCCGCCAAGGTGTTCTTCAACTTCTAACATTTAAAACTCCTTCCAATATGCTTCTGTTCTTTTAACCATAATATCTTTTTTAAGACTTTTGCCAGTATCTTTGCGCCCGCCTTTCATATGATCCATCCACTTGCCTAGCGGGCCGTTGATCAATGGATGTCCACCGCCGCCTGACTTAGCTTCTTTCAAATACATTTCTGCGCTATAATCGTGTGATGGAAATTCACTATACTTCTTTAGCAGCTCGCCAAACACATAACTGTCATGCCATTCTTCTAATGTAAAGATACCATTGTCTGCGTCTTCGTACATACGCTCAAAGTCTTCTAAGAAACTATGACACACAGGATGATTTAAATTTAGTCCGTAGAACCCGCACTCTGGCCAAGTCTGCGATCCTTTACCTCTACCAACATATGTAATGTAAGCATTGTCTGGTAGTAGTTGTGCAAATTCCTCATATTCCCAAGGACTGTGAATAAAGCTATCTGCATCCATCCACACACACCACCCCTTAGAGCGTGTACAAGCGTCATACACAGCGTATGTCTTATTAGCGAACCGTATAGCATCCCATTTAAACTCTTTGTTCCAATCCTTGCGTTTACTGCGTACAGGGTCTTGACTGATATCGCCATTAGCTTTAGGAACATTATTCCACTTAGCTTTAAAGGCATTTAGTTTAGGTAATACTTGTTTTGCATCTAATATTTCAATGCGACTTGGGTCAGGATTAATCGGTTTACAATCTTCTGCATATACTAATAGCTTAATGCGTTTGTCTACTTTTGCAGCAAAGCTATCTAAAAACCGTTGTCCGTATTTTACTAATCCTGTGGGATGAAATGTAGTTACTACAGTTATTTGTTTGCTCATTTTATTGCCCACTTTCTCAAGTGTCTCCATGCTGTACCGTCTTTAAGTTCGTCTAATGTCCAGTGCATCTGCGCCATTTTTTGTATCCAAGATTCTCTATCAAACTCTTGTATATGTTCGATATCTGTTA